TATAACCGCCATAACCATCAGGCTCTTGTAATTGAACCCCCATGTTATGACGATCTTTTACTTCTCCAGTCTCTCGATTAGTAAAAGATGAAGATTTATACCCTTTTAAAATACCTACAATATAAAATCCGGTACGCATAATTAATTTCTCCTAATTGATGATGAAAAAACTTATTTATTAAACAACAAAACGTAACTGAGGAGCGTTGCTTGGAAATTGATAAAAATCAGGGGCTTTAAATGGTCTTACAATGATATTTTCACAAGATATAACTCGAACAGCCTGAAATTTCTCAATATCACATGGAGTTGCAATATCAATTCCGATTTTTCTAAGATTTGCTCGATGACGCTTGAATGTTGCGGAAGACAAATTACTCAAATCTTCACCTGAAGACCAACGCATAGCATAAAAAGCTGATGTGTTAGCTTTTCTTAAAGAATCAACAACTCCATTTGATACTAATTGCTCTGCTATGGTTTCTAATTTAATTTCGCTAACATTTAATTTTTTATACATATCAATAAATCCTTGATGTATTGTTTCTAGCTTAGAAAAATCACTGATACCCCAATAACATAAATTTTCACGCTGTAAATATCTTGATTTTAATTTCTGCTCAAAACGTACTACGCCATTTTCTTTACAATATTCATAAACATTTTTGTAATATCTAAACTCTTGTGATTCTTCACCAAATTTACGCTTAATCTTGTCATAAGAATGAACTTGCATTTCTTCGTGTTTTATATAACAACTTGGATAAATTAAATTGGCATTTCCTTTTTCACTAAGCCAATCCGTGGTGCAACCATTTGTATGAAGTCTGCCAATAGAATTTCTATAACGCATCTGTGATAAGGCTTTTAGAAATGTACGCTCATTACCCTTACCAACAGCTTTATTAGTAGTAATATCTAAACGTTTAATGATTGCGCCATTAGAAAATTTTGAGACCTTAGAACCATCTTCTCCTTGGCGATAAAAAATTTCAGTGCAGCGAGTAAAGATTGGTAATTTAAGAGAGGAAAGAATTGAATTAAAACAGGAAACGCAGCTATCTACAGTATCAAAACCAAAAACATTTTCTACTCGCCCCCATCTACTTGGATTGCCAGCCATATGAATAACTGAACCTGAAATTTTTAAACTTACTTCGTCGCAATAACTGCCCTTATGATGATAGGTCCCAGTCTTAATACCACTTTGCATTTCCCCAGTATCTAAATGAATTCCCACTAAACCAAAATCAAAAATAGAAAGTAAGACTTCATTAGGAATATCAATTCCAAAGTCTTGTTCTATTTCTAACCAGTCAATAAAGAAATTCATTACACACGCTCACAGTATCACAAGTGATAATAAAATAAATCAAAAATCATTTGTGAGCAAGTGAAATGTATCACAATGAAAAAAATATTTTTGTGAGCTATGATATAGAATCACAGATGCATTATTTGAGTGAATAAAAGTATGAATAAACGAAAAAATCTAGGTGTTCCTGCCGAAACACATATGAGAATTGAAAGAGTGGCAGTTGAGATCACAGCTAAAACGGGTAAAGTGACTAAATGGACTGACGTTGTTAACTTTATGATAGAAAACTATCTTAATGAAGCAAAGCTAGATATGATAGGAAAACTTGCCCCAAATTCTAAAGAAGCTTTTATTTCAAAGGCCATATATAGAGAAAAAGAATAAATATAAAAAAGTATCAAGTTTGATACCAAAGTTCGGGTGTTACAGAACTCCCGAACTTTTTTGAACAAAAAATAAACATTGAAATATAAGGAAATTCATATGGATATTCTACAAAATACCAACAACATACTAAGCTTTATACTCCAATCAATTTCTAGCAAATTTCCATTTTGGATATTACTCATAGGTTCAGTCTATGTATTGTTAAAATCATATGATAAAAATTGGACAAGATTATCCTGGCTGACTGCTACCATTAGCTTTTATATAGGAGTGATAGTTCCTATTTTAAATTGGGAATCTGGAGCTTATAAATGTATTGCACAAGGAGAAAAGACAACCCGTGGCGGATTGGATTTTTGTCGTGAAGGAATGTATGCATGGTATGGAGAAAACCTATGGCAATGGATTTTTGGAATAGCGATATTTCTTATTTTTATAGGATATTTTTATATAGATAGAGATAAATATTAGCTATCTGAAAAATTTCTTCCCTGATTGATATCTATATTGTTTTATAAATTCTTCTAAATCAATAGGAACTGATGAATTTGTCAGTTCCTTTAAAAACTCCCCCAAGTGTTCCATTTTCTCAAATCTTGCTTGAGTCTGTTCTGCAGTTTCCAATCTGTCAAAAACAAAACGAATTTCAACCGTATCATAGCTAAATCTTATATTATGCTCAGTTTGTTTGAGAAGTTTCACTGCCTCATAAAAATGTCTTGGCGTGATATGTTGAATAGTAATATTTGACATAAATTCAATAACTTAAAATTTCGCATAATGGCGGATTATGTGTAAATTCTTGCGCGGTGCCAATGGCGATTATACCGCGCTGCGAATTGTAACATAATCCGAAAATCATTATGCGAAATTAGTTATCCGGTTAGCGAAAACTACGGACTAAATAAATCACACAGTTATACACAAGTCACAGGTACTAGCAAAACAAGACAAAATAAGGCTGGATAACACGTTGTAACGTGCTATTTTATCGTTTTATTGAATGGTTAGGTTAAAATGTCAATGAAATGTAAAGATTATCTATGTTCAAGGCTGAGCTTGCAACTTGATAGAAAAACCTACATTTATATATAATTCCAACTTAGTTAGATAGAAAGGAGTCAGCATGACTGATAATAAAAATGAAATTATTAAATGCCCATTCTGTTTTACAGAGTCAGAAAGAGGTATTAAGGTTTGCAGAGGTTGCCAAGCTACCGTTAAGTATGGTGAAAGTTTAATGCCTTATTTCATCATCTCATTAATTATCAGCGTTATAGGTGCTTATTTCACCTTACGTTTCTTGGGTGAACATATTTTTACGTCTATACAAAATCTAAGTGGATCTGCAGGCTTTAGCCTTTTTGGCATTCTTGCATTTATTCTGTTTATTTTATCTATGTACATTTTGCTTATTTATGTCAGAAGCCCTGATGCAAGAAAAAAAGTGATGTTCTATAGAAAAATGCCTAAATAAAATATGTATTCGAGCGTTTCGCATTAAGTCCTGTAAGTAGTTAACTATCGCTTTGTTATTTACAGGGGCGAATTTAATGTGGTGATTTTTTGAAGAATAGCACGCGCAAGATGTTCATTTTTTCAAATCAATATCGCTGATACCGGCGCTGCAGCCGCTGCGCCTACCGTCAGGGGAAAATGCACAGCATTTCCCCCCAACACCCCCACCCTAACGGTGCTATAACAATGAATGCTGCTATAACCACTGAAATACTTAAAAAAACAGATTGCCAACTAAACTCTTCTCAATTAAAGCAATGTTCCGCAAATACTTCATATAGTAGATTATCTTTATCTGATAGGATTCAGAAAACTAAGCTTTCAAAATTGCCTGTTATTGATGAATGGGAGCAGTTAATACCTATTTTTGAAGAAATATAATGACTCTTGTCTAGCTAGTTCTTCAAGTAAAACATAATAAAGTAAAAGCCACAAAGCGCAGGAGTATAACTCCTTTACCCTTTGTGGCTTTTACTTTATGAAATTCAATTAAATCATTTTAACTTGCAATAAAATTACAATGTCTGTCTTAGTGTTTGATTTAGATTTTCCCGTCAAGAAGCCTTTCGGCAAGAATGAAAAACCTGTTTCACCCTCCGTTAATTTGTTTTCAGCCAGTCCGCCTAAAACCACAATATCACCACTTTTAAGCGTAACATCAGTAACAATATCGCGTTTAATCAGTGTTGGCGATTGATTTACGCCCGTATCCGTCTTCACAAAATTAGAAAGTTGTTGATTGATTTTTAAGTCTATCGCATTACTTTTAATCGTTGGTTGTATATCAAAGATCACACCAGAAGAACGATATTCAATCGATTGAATAGGTCTGCCGTCCTGATAGGTAACATTTGATAAAACAGGCACATCAGAACCTACTGAAAAATTCCCCTTTGAACCTGATTTTACACGCAACGTTGGGCTACTAACGACTTGAAAGCGTTCATCAGTGCGAAATAACTCAATCATTGCATCCAAATTCCCTGCATTAACCGTAATAAAATTTTCATAGTTTTGTTTGTAACCAATGTTGATACCCAGTTTTCCCGATAGCAATTTTGCCAATAAATTAATTCCGCTTCCTTCTTTGGCAATGTCCTGCACTTCAAAAACATAACCCGTTACAACGACTTCACGGCTTGGCGTATCAACCGATTTTAAAACTGATTTAATTCTTGCAATATCTTCCGCTGTTCCATAATAAACGAGCTTATCACCACTTGCCGAGACTTGCCCCTCTCCTTGTAAAAACTGCGCAAGATATTCTGTATCACGATGAACAGGATTATAAACAAAACTGTGTTTGATAATTTTTGGCGGTTTTGGCTCAATATGCGCAAGGTAAACTACGCCATTTTTCTCATAGGTTTTGATATTCATATTTTCAAAATAGCGTGTAATAAACTGATTAAAATCTTGGTCTTCCTTGGTATGAAAGCTGATTAACCGTGTATCTGCTGCTAATTTTGGATCAAGCATATAAGGCTTTTCTAAAACTTCATCATAGATCATTCCTACCGCTTTCGGTAACGGTACGGCTTCAAGCTTAAAATCAACATTTTTTGCCTGCGCCACACCAAACAAAAAACAGGAAAAAAAACATAAAATGTTACGTTGTAATTTCATTGTTTTACTCCAGAATAATAATTAACCCGTTGATTATCAATAATGCCTTCCAACATTCGCCCCGTAAAATTAAAGTTAGAACGTGGTTCTAACCGTAAATTACCTTGGTTATCAGCCAAAATCACAAAGGCTTTTCCTGATTTTTGTAACTCCCCTGTTATGCGCCATTGCGTTGATAACGGTAAAGTTACTTGAAGTTGTGGCTGATTATTTAATGTAATCGCTTCAATTTCCTTATTTTCGCTTAATGTCTGTTCAACTTTTGGCGTATCCTGTTCAGGTGGCGTAAAAAAGCTAATGAGCTTATATAACGAAAACCCGACAATCAATACGGCAAACACGGCAAAATATTTAATACTGGATTTATTCAGCGCGTTTTGCCGTTTATCTGTGACTAATTCCCGTCCATTATCGGTTTCATAGCTTTTATAAAGCGGAAAAATAGCCTTATCATACTTTTCTTGATAACTTGCCGTCTTTGCGGTTTTCCAACATTTATTACCCGAAAACACATCAACCCGATAACGACTTTTTAACCCTGCGGCAACCAATTTTGTCATTTTGAATGTCGTTTCAATTCGCTCCACAAGCTCTCTTTGTAAATTGGTTAAATCCTGATTCAATATGACAAAATCACAAGAAATGCCGTTACTATCCGTAAAATGTCGGTGTTCTGATAAAAATGAAAAGTGGTTATCATTGATTTTTTCTTTCTTTGGAAAAAATCGCCACGCTTCATCAATAATGATTAAATCTCCTGCTTTACAAAAGGTTTCCATATTATTATCTATTGCGTTCTTGTAAGGGTAAAAATCCACACCTAAGCATAAATCATTATCGACAACAACCAATTCACCTAAGTTATCAGGCGATAATTTTTTATCTTTTGATAAACAATATTCTTCTATTAATTGTTTGTTTAATCCGTAAATATTTGAAACAACCCGACGGCCCGAAGCAATGGCAGGAATGATGACCGATTTCACCACTTCATAAGATTTTCCGTGACCGGGTAAACCCACATAAGCCGAAATAGCCATAATGCCCCCTAGCCAATAATCGGTAAACGGCGAATAATAAAACGCGCCAACATAGCAGAAATAACCAATGTTATTCCTGTTGGAATTTGCAATATTGATAGAAAATACCAAATAGAATCAGGTAAACCACTAAATAACGCATTTAAATTTGGTATCTCTTTTGGCAAAAATAACTCAATCACCACGGGAATAAATTCCGTTGTAATAAAGAAAAGTGAGAAAAAAACAAAAAATTTTGCAACAATACCTTTAAAAGCAAACCCAAGAAAACCACTAAATAAACGTAAAATTAAGCTACCCATTGTTATTCCTTATGCACTCAATAAAATTCTTAATGCGACAATTCCCCAAATAAGCAGCATCAAGGAAGTAATCACGGCTTTATTTTGCTCTACATATTGGCAATGCTTATCTAATCGAACATCAATATTTAAATAATCAATATGCCCTTCCCACTTTGGACACTGCACAGCACGATCGGCTAAATGAAAATTCTTGAGCTGCGGAAAAAACTGATTAAATGGCTCTAAAATTTGCATTGCGGTAGGTGCTTCAAGTTCAGGATATTCAGGCTCCCCTTCAGCGTCATCGTCATCCTTATCAGGTCGTATATTAGGTGATGGATTAGGTGATGGATTAGGTAATGGTTTAGGAGAGGACATTGGAAAATCTATTTGATTTCCTTTACCTGCTTTAGTAAAAAGATCTGCATAAGTAGGAGTAATGCCAAGCTTATTTAAAACCTGTTGTACTTCAGCTGCTGTAATTGGATATGATGAGGCAAATGGAATGCCTGAATAATCAGGTTGCATCGCTGCTGACATTAATAATGCGTTATATAACTGTGCCAATTGTGTCGCTGTTAAAGGAGTAGTATAGAGATTTAAATCTAATTCACTAATTGAACCTAATTCTTTTTCTTTTAATGCCGTTGATGTATCACCAGTAAAATCATTATTAATTTCAATTGTAATAGATTTTGAATCTGTTCTTGTAAACTCCTCATAATCTGATGGCTTAGGTTGATTGAAAGAATAAATAGTGTTCGTTCCTGTGTTTCCTTCTAAAACAGGATTAAAATTTGAAGATAAAGATTTATAAGTCCATGTATTACGTACATCTGCGTAAATGGTATTCCCAATTACTTTATGTCTTAGATATTTATTTTCTACAATTGTTTGAGATTCTAGATAACTATATTTACTACCTTCAATGCTTATCTCTGTATATTTATCCTCACTTTTAACACTATAATCTTCTTGAACACCATATTCTGATAATAGCGAAATTGAATTTGATTGAGCATATTCCCCTGTTTTTAACTCGTAATAATATTTATAGTGATTATCTAATATATCGGATTTATGTATATCATCTTTACCCTCTGAAATCTGTACCTTATCTTTAGAATACTGATAAATTACAGGGGATTTGGAACTAGGCATGGCCTTTACAATTTTTGTTTCTCCATTAACATTTATTGCATAACGCCCATCTGATAAAAGAACAGCAGTGGGTTCAAAAGTGACCCCTATTTTACTATTGCTTTCTACGTTTAAATCACTAAGAGTAATCACCCCAGATGTTAAAGCCAAAGCAACCCAAGAAATATCTTTTGCATGACGCAATGTTGATGTAGCACTTATCGCAAATGTTGAATCATTTGCTGCAACAGTGCCTAATGCTCGATAAGTTTGTGCAGCGCGCATGCCTATTGCTGCCTCATTTGCTGCTAAAAAAGCAGCATCATTTGCGGCAGCTTCGCCCGCAATCGATACAGCTGCTCGTCTTGCTATAACACGTTCAAAAACTTGAGTAATAACTCGAGCAGCAAGTGCGGGATTCGCATACACCTGATAAGGGAAATACAAAATATTAAGAATCAAACTTAAAATAATTAATCGTTTAATCCAATTACCACAACCCAACCGCATATTACACCCAGTAGAAAATAAGCTAAATCCCATAACATACGAAATCCAAAGAAAAAAGGGGATATCAATCCCCTTATTATTATTTTCCAAATAGCCCCAAAATAAAGCGAATGCCCATTTTTGCAATACGTGGCCCAATTAATACACCGCCTGCTGCGATAATTCCAGCAATCACCGTTGAAAAATCAACTTGATTAAGCATACCAGAAACATCGATTTGTACTTTTTGTGCCGATTCACTACCAGCAAAAGCGCCAACGGAAGATCCCAAAGCTACAGCAGCAATGAGATATTTTTTTAAATCTGACATAAGAAACTCCTTATATTGAGTTAAAATGATGTGCTTATTTAAAAATTGCTATCACTGCCCCTACAGATTTAGCGATTAAGTAAAAAATAAGCACAATACCAAATGAAAAGCCAAAACTATCAGTATGATGAATAAAATCACCAACTGAAAAGCCTTGATTTTCATTTCCTGAAAGTGCCACGGATTGAAGTTTTACTGCCTCTATCTTTGGCACTTTCAAAATCACATCATTACAACCATCTCCACCGAAATTCATATAAGGGTGACAAAACTTAGTTGTAATTTCTATTTCATCGCTCATTGTTTTAATTCTTCAATAAGCGAACTTTCATCAAAATTATAAGTAATACCTTTACGACCATTTTCCATAGCCCATTCACGAGGATAAACAAGCACCATTACCGTCTTATCCTTTAAGCGATTAATCGTATTTCTTAACGCATCATTCATAGAGCGATCATCAATCTTAATTTCTTGAATTGATGTGT